ATAACTTGCATTATTAGATAATCTAGATACTCCTATTCCAATACTAACACTATCATATCCATTATTTCTATAAGTAATTTTTTGCCCATTCGAAAAATTGTGATTACTTGAAAATGTTAATTGATTAGTAGTTGTGCTTATGCCACCACCTTGTGTAGTTTCTCTGGCATCAAATAATACTTCTCTTCTTCTTTTGGTCAATACTGGTTCAAAAAATCCCCCAATGAAATTTCCACCAGTAACATTAATTGATAATACTTCTTTAATGTCAAATTCTTGTTTATCTGTAATAATATCTGTTATTGTTCCGGATATAACTGGCAAAACCAAAGATGTTGTTCCAACACCACTAGATACTGTTATTTCTGGAGCATTAATAACATCAAAATTAGATCCTCCATTTAAAACTCTAACATCTTCTATCGGACCATAATAAACTTTATCGAAAGTTTTGTAATTGGAAATTTCAACTCCATTGATCAACATTCCAATTGATCCTGGAACTGTTTTTTCCCCAATTCCATCTTCAATATTGGGATTTAGAGAAAATTTCTTTAGAATTTTTTGTGGATTTATTATATTTGATTTTTGGGAATATAAAATAAATCTATGAGACCCTAATGTCGGAGTAGGTGATTTAAATTGAATAGAATTTGCATCAGAATATAAAAAAGAAGACGAGGAAGTGTAAAGTTTTATTTGCTTATTGTTAGATAAAACCTTAACATAGTATGAACCTTCTTCCAATCCTATTAGTGGTTCTCCATTTGGAATATATTGGACTTTTTCTCCACTTATGAATGGAACAGGAGTGTCGAATAAAATGGTGGTATATAGTCCGGTGGCATCATCTTTATCGATAAGATCTCCAGAAGAAGATGAAATTGATGCCGAATTAATTGCTTTTGTTATCTGGTATGTATATGAATTTTCAAATCCCTTTCCCCATGATGGAAGTGAGTTTGATGCTATGTATGCAAAATTGTCATCATCAACATACATGTTCTGAATATCAGAAATAATGCTGTTATTCTGATATTTAAAATTGACGCTAGTACTATTTGCCTTATTAATTTTTCTTCTTAATTTTATAGATTGCTCCTCATTTGGAGAGAAAGCATTTAAATTTCCTATAGAAATTGAATTGGATATAATATCTGCATTTATATATGGAGTGTCTGTAGTATCTGTAGGATATATTACATTATTTGTTTCTTCATCTATAAGTTCTATACAATCACCTTTCTTTAGTTGAGATCTATCAACTGAAGATTGTAATATAACACCAGTTGGATTTGAACCACCAATAAAACTGTCAATTTTTATTGAGGAACTAGTATTATAAATCCAAGAATTTGCAAAAATTTCTCTATATGTTTTATTTTGTTCTGGATTTTCAATTAAAGTTCCAATACTCTTGATTGGCAATATTTGTCCTTCATCGACAAAAATTGATTTCGATTTTTGAATAAAGTCAGAAAGAACACCTCTCAGTGTAATAACAACTTTTTTTGATGTATCTCCATTTTCATAAGAAAAATATGTGTCATCAGAAAAAATATCTTCTGTAGCAGTAATATTATCAACAACTCCAGAGCATCCTAAAAATTGATTGATACTTTTATCAGAATAAGTGATAGTATTATTTCCAGAATACACTGTTCCTGTCTGACCAAATCCAATTGTAGAATCTACAGATATTACAGAAGATCCAATACTAACATTCTCTAAAATTTTTGAGTTGGGAGTAATTACAAAATTACCTTGAACATTACTATTATCACCATATCCAACAAATAGCCCTACCTTAAAGTATTGTTTTTGTCCTCTTGTAAATATTTCAACCGAAGATATTGAAGCGTTTGTTGAAGAATCTGTTGTTTTAGTTAATGTCTGTCCTATTGTTTTTGTAATATCTCCACTAACAACTTCAGCAATACATACTTCTTTTCTAATAAAGTTTGCATCTGAGGGCTTTATGAGATATTCTTCAAGATTGATTACTTGTGGAATTTCTCCATATAACACATTGAATAATATTCTAAAAGAATCTCTAGTACCTTTGGATTGATAAAAGGATCTTGATTCTTTTATGAAATTTCCAGCATTTATTTGGGAATCAAAAGTTCTATCTTCAAATCCTGGAGTATATGTAGATTTTAATTTTTTATAAAATTCTTTTAGAAATAAAGAACTTAAATTATGTACTGTAGAATTTGAATTGTGGGAATCTGTAGTTGTATCTGAAAATATTAATTCTTCTTGATTTAAATCTTGATGATAACTCGTAATTCCACTAAATCCCCGAACACATCCAGTAAAAGTATTTGTAGTGAGTCCAGTATATGTTATAATCTCATCATCAATCTTCAACAGTCCATATTCATTAGGAAATCCTTTTGTATTTGGAACCGTAATTATTGTACTATCAGCACTAATATCAAAGGTCAAAGTTGTAAATCCTACAACTACTTCTGAAGTCAAGTTATCTAACTTCAAATATTGATCTAGATTTTCAGCAATATCAACAGGTCCTCCCTGATATTCTTGAGAAATATAATATTGCTTTAAAAAATCTACTGCCTTTTGACTTTCGTCTTGGAGATACTCCGGCAATTGATTAGAAATTATATCCTGAATCTTGATTCTAGATTCAATTCCAGTTTGTATCATATTACTTTCTAATTAAACTTCCGTTTGAATAACTTGATGTGTAAAAATCTCTATTAAAGACTGTACCTGATATTTCATCACCTGATGAAATAACATCATTAATCATATTTATTTTACTTGTAGATATGTCAAAATTGAGATAAAGATCTCTCAATCCAACAACATCATTTGATTCTGGAAATGCTTGTATTTCTATCACATTATTTGGTTTGACAGTTGATACGATATTTATTGTTCCTAAATTAATCTCACCCTTTATGTAATCAACTGTTCCTGCAGATTTTGAAATGACTCTTATACTTCCATCCGGTAAATTTTTGATAATAGAAAGAAGTCCAGTTTTTTTATCCTCATTTGGTACATCGGTCAAATATACAATATCATTTTCTCCAGATATTCTAAATCCAGTAGATTTGATATTTTTTCCATCCTCAGATACATGAAACTGATTTCCAAAACATAACTCATACTGTGCAAATTGATTCAATAAAGCAAATAAATTTCTTCTTATTGTTACTCTAGTAATATTTGATGTGATTGATGTATCAGTATTGTCAATAGTTTTTAAAACTTGACTATATCTAATTCTTCCTCCAAATTTATTCAAATTTGTCGATTGAGAATAATTTGTAATCGACTCAATTATTTTAGATTTTAAGTCTTCTGGTGCTGATACCATCGAATCATTATAATATACAAATGACTCAATCTCAACATATAATATCTTGAGATCTATAATCTTTTGATTTATACCAGATATTGAATATTGTTTAAGTTTCGACAAAATCCTAGATTTATTAAACTCAGATACTAAGAATCCATTTTTAGGTTTAATAGAAATTTGAACAGTTCCAAACTCGGGAGGATCTAGTTCTTCACCACCAACAACAGATACAGATTCAGTATCTGGATATATTGTTTTGATGATTGATTCGTAATCTCTTCCAGTGACTGCTCTATTTTGTGCAGAATATATTCTTGGAGCAAAATATTTGACAGAATCTATAGATTCAATATCTCCACCATTTTGAGATGATTGATTTGTGATAACAGTAAATGGTTCTGGAGAAACTGATGTTCCATTACTATCGACCATATTTCCTGTAAATGAAAAATTGCTAGCACCGTTACCATCTTTTCCATCAGTAATAAGATAGTTTACAGTAATTATTTGTCCAGTCTCTAATTTTTTTCCAATTAAACCGTCACCAAACAAAAGTTCATATTTTTCATCTTGAATTTCTTGGATCAAATATACATATGAATTTCCAGTAACATTAGTAATATTGTTAATCAACTTATATTCTGTTCCTACACCAGAATCTCCTTCATTTTTTACATATACTTTTATTGTTGATGTATCAATAAATGAATTATTAAGAATAAATTTTTGATCTAAAGATGAATCAACTAAAAATTGTTTCGTAAGAAATGTTCCTTCAAAAATCTCAATACCTTCAAATGTTGCAGTTCCGCCATTTGTCGATCTTTGTATATCTTCTAATATTGAAAATGTATATGAAGTATTATTTGCATTTCCAACACAAACCAATCCCTTTTTCAATGTTAAGGTTGGTGATGTAGATCCATCTACAGTCGTTGTAAAGGTTACAGATGCCTTTGCAGCACTTCTTGACTTGGGAACATACCCAATATTCCTAGCAAGAGAAACAACGTTCTCACGGAGTGTTGCAGAGTCTAAGAAAGACTCATTTACAACCATATTTGAGTTGAATGCTGTTATATAAGTATTATATGCTAAAGTATCGATCAATACTGAAAAATTGGAACCGTCAAAGTCAAATCCTGTGAAATCTGAATTTGCACGTAGATAATCTTTGATAGATTCTTTTATTTGATCGAAATCTAAATTAGTAAATTTTGTAAAAGGCATATTATCTTGTTGCCTCTAAAAGGAACGAATATTCTTGTGTTGGAAACTCTTGCCCAATGATATCGTATATCACTGTAATATCAAATGCATTTCGATCTGGTCTTGGTAGAACCTCGACTTGCAAATTATCGACTCTTGGTTCGAAATTATTAATAGATATCATAATTTGATCACTAATTGAAGAAGCTGTGCCAAAATCGATAAATTCAAACAGACTTCCCCTTACATCACAACCAAATATTGAATTGAAAAATTTTTCAGTAGGTATTGTTTGAACAATATTTCTCACAGATCTACGAATTGCTGCCTCATTTTTGAGAACAGGTATATCTTTAGTAATTGGATGAGGTTCAAATGATAAACTAATATCTTTAAATGCTCTAGATATCCTCCGAATTGCCATTTTTAACTAGAGTTTTCTTAACTTATTTATACTCTCATCCCAGAAGATTCTTTTGACCTTCTTCTAAGTCATCATGCATAATCTCTTGGAGTACTCTTTCTTCAGGATCATTCGTTTTTTTAGGTAATGACCAGTAATCTGTGGTCAAACTTGTTGTTCCCCACACTTCTTGCATATAATTTTTATTTCTGTCTACT